TCTTGCGCCAACGTGCAGTGCTACCAGTGTCCCGCAATGCGCTTGCCATTAGTAATAATTCCTTTCCTGATGAAATGCCCAAGCCTTGCATGGCGTTTGATAACGGTTTGTTATGTAGCGAAGCGTTGCGTCAATTTGGCGATAAGGGTCAAGGTCACGATAGTGCTTCGATCTCATTTGTCCTAGTCCGTAATGACTGCCATTGCGTGCAGTGTATGACCACCGTGATTCCTTTGTGATGATCTTGTTGAAGCATTGGAATTCTTTGTAATCCAGAATCCTTGAATGTGCATACAGTTTCAAATGGTCTATTGAATAGTTAGCTGCACTGGCTTTGTGTATCCCTGTTGTCGAAGTAACCGCCAAAATGGCAATACTCGCCCATAAACGCTTCTTGCGCTTCAGCGAACTAACCGCCGACGCGGTTCGCTTCTCGCGAAAGAATCGTAGCGCGTGTGTCAACGATTGAATAACTTCACGCATGGCGTTGGGCGTGTCCCACAGGGTTTTTGCACTTGTGCATAACTTCTGTGGATAACTTTTCATTGGTGACCCCAGCCTTCACCCTTGAATGAAATGCCGAAAGTTGAGTAGCGTCGGCTCATGTTTGCCCCGCAGCAGATTGGCTTATTTTCGTCGTGGATTGACTTATCCACCTCAACACGGATTTTGCACACCGTACATTCAAACTCATAGATCGGCATTTGAATTCCCTATCTGTGCAACCCCCATGATTTCGCACTTCGTGCATTGAATTACTTCGACACCATTGGGCAGATTGTCCGTTATCTTGTGAATCAGCTGCTTTGTCATTTTCTTGCATTTTCGGCACTCAAACTGGATTATTTCCATAATTGCTCTTTCGTAAATTCTCGATCGGCTGAAGGTTTATTTGAGTGACCCACCAATTAGGTTGTTTGGTGTGACGGTACTTGGGACGTTTTGCCATTGCAATGGGTATCCAACCAGCAATGAAATAATTTGGAGATTCACCAGTTACTAGAATTGCCACGTCGTTTGGTCGATCGTATTCGTGAACAACCAAATGACCTGCAACGTACTTCGTCCAGCGCACTTCGAAATGACTACCAACGTCGGCTTTTACTTTGTATTTGTTTTCGTAAGGGTTAAAAGGTAAATCAAGGTATTTTGCGACAACCCATTCACTGCCAATGCTTTGTGCGTCTTGGGCAATAAGGTCATGAAACGATTTATCCATTGAGTACCCGCCTTCACGGGTTTGCCAATAGTCGTTGTTATCTTTTGCCAGTTCCAATGCAGCTTTATGGCAGACAAATTCCTCTGCCCGCGTCAATGTCATTTTCACCGACAACCCCCACAAAGCCAAGCAAGTTTTTCGCCACCCTGACCGATTTTGTAACCAAATGGGTCAAGTTTCATAACCTTTGCGCACCCGTCGCATTGTGCGACTTTGTATTCTGCAATGACTTCACCGTCTTGCAGCAGTTTTGCGGTCATGCTTTGTGGATAAATAATTTCCACTAAATCGCTCATACCTGTGGTTCCCATTTTCCAGTTGATCGCAAAACGTACCAACGCGGCGTGCATTGGGTTGCCTTTGTGCGCTCGGTGCAGAAATAGCCGCCCCAATTCTTTGGCGAACCTTCGTGTGATTGTTTCCAGATCATGTGCCCATGACTGCATTGTGGTGCTTCCTGAACTAACTCACCGCCCAATTGCTTGGCAATTTCGTCCATTGATGAACCTAATGAAGGAATGCCCGACTGCTCGGCTTCAGCTGCCGTTTTGTAACTTGGCACGTCACCAAACTTGGTTGTCCAATAGTCGTAATCCTTTTCAGTGTTTGCGACTTTTGCAGTTGTCTTTTCAACCTGTTCCATGATCTCTTTGGTGCTTCGTTCTGCCCCGCCCATAACCAATTGCTGAACGCGCATAATTGCCGAAGTGACTGTGTCCTCGACGAACCAACGTTTCATGTTTGGCTGGTAGGCGGCTTGGTAACCGTAGGCATAATCGACACCCGCTGGCTTTTCGTCTGTGTCCTTACGCCACGCCTTTGCTTCAACAAGGACATAACCTTTTTCGGCACTAAATTCAACAATGCGGGTTTCTATGCACCCTAGCGGGTAAGTTGCCAGCCAGCGTTCTAGTCTCTCGCGTGATGCTTCGTAATTGTCTAAGAACCCCATTAGTTGACCGCCTTGTTTGCAGCGTGGCGAATCATTGCCTTACGTCGTGCCATGCCTTCGCGCTTGCCTTCTTTAAAGCCTTTTGCGTAACCCGCAGCGGCTGAAATGACCATAAGAATGATTGCTAGGACTAAACGCCCCAATGTCTCTGGGTCTAATAAATCAAGTACCATTTTGAATTCTCCCGATTCTTGGCGGTAAGTGTTACCACCTAAACTCAGGGTGACGCATGAACAACGCGCGGTCAAGAACCTTGCGTGTTTGTCGGCGTGTCGATCGGTTTTGTCTTGGATTTCAGTCCATTGCCAGCAAGCACACCGCCCAATGAACCAGTCAAGAAAATTGCCAACGTTTTTAATAAATCAATAAACGCTGCGTCGTTGGGTGCTTGCGCCCCGATTGGTTGAGTTACAAAAATCAGTGCGTAGGTTATGCCGACGGTTACGATCAAAAACACCGCAGCAAGGGTTGAACCAATTATCAAAATCAGCTGCGCGTGTACGTCCTCAGGGGTTCGACGTCGGGTTGGTTTGTCGTGTTGAGAATCCAAGTATGTCGTCAGTACACGTTCCAGTGGGGAGGCATTGCGGTTTCTTGCATTCTGGTTTTGACCAGTTTTCGTATTCTTGGCACTCATAACGCACCCAGCCTTGATAACCGCAAGCGGACATGGTTAGTGCAAGTGCCCAAACCAACCATGCCGCCGCGACCTTTCGGGCTACTTCCCCGTTAACCCGAAACTCTTATCTTGCGGGTTCAACCAGCGCAAAATCACTGGTGCAACCGCTGCAACACCTGCCATTGCAAGTGTCTTAGGGTCAGTCACTCCCGCCATGTAAAGCGCAAGTGCTGCTGCCATAAATGAGCGCGCCCATGACGCTGCTAGGGCTTTGGCTTTGTCCATTTTTTTGCCTCTTTCTTTGGTTTGTCTCCCGAAGTTGGAACTTTAACCGTTGGAAATTCTCCAGTGTAAGGAACGAATTTTGGAATACCAAAACCCACGATTTCTTTGCCTGTACCGTACGAACGAACCTTGACCATGACCATTCCGCCATTGCGTTGGTCGCCTGTCCCGCTAGTGTTGCCTTCGATCGTCAAGCAAGTCTTTGTGTCAATTAGTCCGACAACAATTCCAATGTGTGAAATTCGGTCAACGCCGTCGTGCGGAAAGTCCATAAATGCTAGATAACCCAATTGCGGCATTTCTGACCAGCGTTGAATCTCTTTGAATTTATGTGCGCCAACCGCAGTTCCAACAACCGAATGAATCTTGACACCTGCTTGCGCTGCACACCAATTAACGAACGAACCGCACCACGGCAAACCGTCAGCCTTTGTGAACTTGCCGTACTTTGTTAGGTTGTTACCTTCTTCGATTGTGCCAACTTCAGCTGCGGCGACTTCGATCAGACGTGCATTTGTGCCCTCAGGATAAGTCATGACAACAACAATTTCGCTTCGTCGTCGGTGATACCCAGTTTGGCAAGCAATGCAGCCTTTTCCGCGGCTTTTGTTTCCGCTTCGTTTTGTTCTCGCAACAATTTATCTTGAATTTGTTTTGTGTCTGTTTCCCATTGTTTAATTTCTTGGGCAGACATTTCGCGTTCAATTTCTAAACCTGTTGCAGCGTCTAATTCTTTAACTAATAGTTCCATTAACTTACTCCGTACACTGAGAATGTTCCGCCTGACCAATTAGTCCCCGGAATTAAAGCGGTAACGCTAGAAATTGCACTGGAACCTTTATAAGTGCCAGTCGTTTGTGTGGTAATAACTTCACTTCCGCTATTCATTGAATAGGCACTTCCCTGTAAAAATCTTGGATCAGTGATTGAATAGTTATAAACATTCAACACTAAATTTAGATTTTTGCCAGCATCAACGGACGAAAGTGTTCGTGTGCGAATTTCCATTGAAGTTGCATTAACACTATCGTTTCTAAAATAAGCGTAACTATTGGCGTCTGTTTGTCCGTAAAGTGTTTTATTATTGTAATTGCTTCCTGTGTCGCTGTTAAATCTTAAAGCCATTGGATAGTCAGATGAACTGGAATATGCTCTTTCGACCAAAATCATCAAATGTTTGTAAGTGCTTGGGATCGAACTTATTGTTACCGACGCACCACTTAAACTCGAACTGCCAATTAAAGTCATGCCACCACCAGCAGCTGGTGTTGCCCACGCTGGCACACCGCCTGAAACGGTAAGAACCTGACCAGTTGTGCCAATTCCTAAACGGGCTGGTGTTGAACCGCTTGATGAATAAATTGTGTCGCCTGTCGTTGTCATTGGGTTTGTCATTCCCACGGTTGGCGTTGCCCATTTCAAACCAGTTGCTTCAGCAGAATCAGCCGTCAAAACTGTTCCGTTTGCACCAACGCCAATTCGTGCGTCGGCAGTCGTAAAAGTAAATAGATCGCCTTTTGTTGTTAAGGGTGTTACGTCTGCCGTTGTCGTCCACGCTGGAACACCACCGCCTGAAACTGCCAAAACTTGACCAGCAGTGCCAATGCCTAAACGTGTGTTCGTGTTGGCGGTTGCTGAGGCATAAGTAATGTCGCCCAATGTAGTTTGTGGATTAAGTGCCTTCAAACGTGTGTCAACTGCTTGTCCAAAAACCTCAAAATCTGCTGGCAAGTCCGTGACTAAATCGGTCGCCGTTGGCATTTGGAACGAATAATTACTGGTCGGGTTCGTCACTTCATTTTCCTTTCGTTAGGCGACTATTGTCGCATTTTCCCAGTCAAGTGTCGGCGACACGCTAGACCACGTTTCCGTAATTGGGACGTCATTCCATTTCATTGCCTGTAATGAATAAGCAAGCGGGGAAAGCAGCAAGGTCACTGCAAGTTGGTTATAAGAAGCCTGAAACGACCAGCCTTCCACAAAGCCTTGAAACGTGCCCGAATTCATGTTGAGCGGTAAATTGTTCAGGGCAATTGCTTCACCCATAAAAATGCCCAAAAGGTTGTCTCGGTCTGCGTCGTCCAATTCTGGGTTAGTGAGATCAAAAGTTA